AATACTATGAAATATTAAAAGAGATTGAAGAAATACAATCACAAGGCTATGAAGAGGTTGAAAACTCAATGATAAAAGATTTTGAGGACTGGTTAAATAGCAAATAAGACTACTTTAAAAGGTAGTCTTTTTTTATAGTATTAATAGTATTAATAGTATTGAATTTTTTGAAGTGTCTAAAAGCTGATACCTATCACGTTTAAAAAATCGTCTGCGACAGTCGTGTACCCCTTTTGCGACAGTCGTGTACCCCTTTTGCGACAGTCGTGTACCCCTTTTGCGACAGTCGTGTACCCCTTTTGCGACAGTCGTGTACCCCTTTTGCGACAGTCGTGTACCCCTTTTTTATTGACTTGAAAGATATTCAAGTGGTATAATATATAAGTAAATACAACGGATGTTGGCAATCAAAAGAAGTTTAAATACTTCTTTTTTTGCTTTTAAAAGCCGTGGCACCCTAAATGGCACCTTTTTTAATTCTTTTCATGTAGATTAATTCATATCCGTTGCATTCAATTTAAATACGTACCGAGTGTCATCTTTTTTTAATGTTCCAAATTTCGCATAATGTTTCTTATACCGTAAAAAAAGAGAACCTTTATTTAAGGCTCTCTTTTTTTTTAAAAAAGTTTATAAAAAGTGTTGACATACTATACGGATAGTGTATAATATAAGTGTAAGGAGATAAGGAGGAAAAACAAATGAAAAACTTAACTATGAAAGATGTAACTATCAACCAATCAGCAAATCAACAATATGAACTATTAGTAAATGACAAAACTATATGGGTAGATGGTCCTGAAGATATTGATGAAATAGCTGAAGTCCTTGAAGAAATGGGAATAGCATTTGATAAAGAAAATGCAGATAACATCAACCAAGCATACTTTGAAAATGAAGATGCGTTTGATTACTACTACTTAGAAAATAAAGTAGGAATAGAAACAATAAAAGAAAAACTTGAAGAAGAAGATGAAGAATAAAAAATTTAACAAAAAAGAATATGATATTGAGTTTAATCGAAAAAACTACCGCAGAGTAGAAATTAGACTCAATATTAACACCGAAAAGCACCTAATAGAGCATTTAGAAAAACAACCCAACAAACAAGGATACATCAAATCCTTAATCGAAAAAGACGCTACATCATAGCTTAAATGCTTGTATGTAGCTCCTTATTTGTGAGTTGATAATCCTTTTTAACTGGCTTTCACTATATGGTATATTATATTCCCTTATAGCCTTGTAGTAGCTTATTTTTTTGTCTATGTATATTCCCCTTAGCACCTTGTCGTATGGTTCATCTACCCACTTTAGCAGTCCATCTATGAGGTCTAGCCTTTCTTGATAGTGTACAATTCTTTTGTTTAACTCTTCTTTCTGGTGCATCAGTTCAAAGAATTTTTCCTTGCTTGTGCTTACAGAGGTGATTCTTGTTTGAGTCGTGTCTATACCGGTTACTCCAGTCATCTTATGCACTACTGCATCAAGTTCTCTTTTTAAGTAATTTATTCTGTTTACATAGTACGTATAGCTTTTTAACTCGTTTTTGTAATGTTGAATTTTTTCCTTCATTGCTCACCTCTTAAATTGTTAGAGAACATCTGTATATAGCTTTTCTCTTTCCTCATATATTTCATCTAATTTAGGTGGCTTAAGTTCTGCTAGCTTGCTCTTTAGTTGTTTTAATTTCTTGTTTAGCAACCTTTGTTCACCCAAGCTTACATAAGGCAATTTCTGTGTTATCAAGGCTATATCGTTTTCTATCGTGTAATTTAATGCCTCATAATATTTATTCATTTCCCATCTCCTCATAATTAAATTTTAACTCTCCCTTTTTGTTTACTCTGTACTCTACTAATGCATATATGAACTCCTTTTCCCAGTCATCAGGATTGTTTTCTGCTCCTTTTTTTAACTCTTCTATCTTTCTTTCTCCTAACTCTTTTGTAAAATAAATCCCTGCTATAAATGTTTTAAAAGGCACATAACACTTTGCACACATAAACAATACATATACTTTTTCATATTCATATATTAGTCTAGTAGGTATCATGTCATTATCTAATTGTTGATATATTGCATCTACTACCTTTTTATTTTTTTCTTTCATACCTTTACTCTCCTAACTTTTATATCTTGCCTTACTTCATGCTCTTTTCCCTCTGCATCAGTACATATTGCTTTATAACCTACTCCTACACGATTTGTTTTTTTAAGTACATAGTTCATTACTACAAACCACTCTCCAGGATTAAGGTCTTTTAAGTATATTTCACTCATTTAGCAACTCCTTGTTTTCGTAACTTCTATAACCTAAAGCAATATGCCTTAATCGTTCTAGTTCCTCAATATGTGAATATATTTTTGCATCTAGTAATGCAACTTTTTCTAAATCATCTCTAACTCCCATAAGTAGCCCTCCTCCATTTTTGGTATATATTGCAACTTGTTGATTTGTAACTGCAACTTTCAAGGTTGCAACTTAACTGATAATGACACTTACCACAAGGCGCTTTGCCATCTAACTCCGATAGTGATATCTGTTCCGGACTCTTCTTATGCAACTTTTCAAGCAGTGTTAATTCTTCTAAAGAAACACTCACTCTGTGCCCTCTGCATGAAACTTTTCTAGCTGTTTAGGTTTTGTACTGTTAGGTTTTTTACCAGTGTAAAACTCTTCTAATTCTGCATAAAGTTCATCTAGCTTTTTAGTTGCTAATCCTCCAGAATCAATTAATATTTTAGCTATGCCGCTTACTGCTTTAGCTCTTTTAATCTCTTTTTCAAGTTGCTCTTCTGTTAGATCCTCATCACTTAATCGTTCTAACTGCTCAAATAGGTGATCATTCAAATCTGATAATTTATTTCTAGCCATTAGTAATTACATCTCCTCTCTTACTCTTGCTTTTACCGCTTCGATTAAATCTTGCTGTGTTAAATCTTTATTTTTAAGTCTTTTCATTATGTCTTCATCCACTGTCTTTTTGGCCACTATGTGATGAATTAAGACTGCTTTATCTTGCCCTTGTCTATGTAACCTGGCATTTGCCTGTTGATATAACTCCAAATCCCAAGTAAGACCAAACCAAATTATGATATGCCCTCCATCTTGTAGGTTTAATCCATGTCCCATACTTGCAGGATGTGCTAATAAAACTTGTATATCTTTCTTGTTCCAATCTTCAATATCTTTTGAAGTTTTAAGAATTCTAGGCTCATATCCTTTTAGGTGTTTTTGAATTCTTTCTAAATCGTGTTTGAAGTTATAGAAAACCATTACCGGTTGCCCATTAGCTTCTTCAATCAACTCTTCCAATGCTTCTAACTTTTGACTGTGTATTTCTTGATAGGTTTTATCCTCGTTGTACACTGCTCCGTTAGTGTACTGAGTTAATTTGTTTGTTAGTGCTCCTGCATTATTTGCAACCAACGGATCTTCACTTTCTAAAAGTTGCAATAAGTTATCTCTTTCAAAAGTTCTATAATTTTTCATAACTTTTGGAGTTAAAATCACTTCTCTAGTAACTTCAACTCTTTCAGGAAGGTCTAACCAATCTTTGGCTGTTAGGCTCATACAGATGTCTGATATTTTTTCATGTATCTCTTCTTCAGCTCCTGGATTGATTTTCCAATCATAGACCACATAGCCATTTCTTCTTCCTGGAGTAAAGTAGCTTCTTTGAAATGTTGTAAAAGTTTTACCTAACCTTTTGCCTTGATCCATCAGATAAATTTGTGACCATAAATCCATTAAACTTCTTGGTGCAGGTGTTCCAGTAAGACCAATAACTCTTTCAAATACTAAACTTAATTTTCTTAAAGCTTTAAACCTTTTTGCCCTTGGATTTTTAAAGCTGCTAAGCTCATCAATAACTATTGTTTTAAACCTCCAATTATTTCCCAAGTAATCAATGAGCCATACGACATTTTCACGATTGATGATGTAGATGTCGGCCTTTGCTTTTAAGGCATCAGCTCTTTGCTTTGGTGTACCTAAGACTTTTGAAAGTTTTAAATTTTTAAGATGGTCCCATTTTTCAATCTCTGCACTCCAGGTATTTTCAGCTACACGAAGAGGTGCAATAACTAGAATGGATCCCGGTACTATTTCAAAATAATCAAACATCAAATCGTTTAATGCAGTTAAAGTTATAACCGTTTTACCCAGTCAAAGTCCCATATCAAGAAACAGTCCTTGTTTTTTATTATTCAAAATTTTATCTATCGCCGTCTCTTGATATAGGTGTGGTATAAATTCCATCTAGCCAATCACCTCCTTAGTTTTTCAATAAACTCATCTATCTCTTTGTAGCTACTAATCACTGCTACTTTCATTCCTCTTCGTTTTAGTTGTCTAAGCCTAAGACTTTGTGTTGGTCTAACTTTTCCATTGCTTGCCTTTAGTTCTACAAATATAACTTTTCCTTCATGTATAACTAATCTATCCGGAACTCCAATATTTCCCGGAGACACAAATTTCCAACACAAACCTCCTAACTTTTCAACCTCTTCTTTCAATTTTTGTTCAATTTGCTTTTCAGTCATATCACTCCTTTAGCGCTTATCTAAACTACCAAACTACTAATTTCTCCTCACGTATACCTATATATATTAATTAGGCGGGTGTTATATATATATTTATATCTAATTTAAAATTATTAAGTATATATAGTAGTCTTAGTAGTCATTTATGTTTTTAGCGCTTATCTATCGGCTTTTAGGCGACTACTAGCCTTACTTTTTCTAGTAGTTTTTAGTAGTCGCTAGTAGTCCACTGTTTTTTAGGCTAGTAGTCACTAGTAGTCATTTTTTACAGGCTAGTAGTCATTTTTTGACATGTTAGTAGCACCCTTTTATATCCTCTTTGATTGCCGTAAGGACCAAATCTTATAGGGTATTTCATCTTCTCCCACCCTTCTGTATTTTCTAGAATTGCTGTTATCTCATTGCTAGTAAACCTATCCGCTTTGGCTGGATTTATCCTAAACACTTCGTTTAAAATTTCATGAACACACACCTTGTTTCTAACTTGGTAATCTTCTAAATTTTCTGTATTCTCTTCATCACTTTGAATAAATTCTCTACGCTCCCAGGTGCTTAAATCGTTCCAATTAGGAGGTAGTAATCTATCTAAATAGTTTATAATTGCATCTTCTTTAGGGTCCACCTCCATGTGAAATGCTTGAACCTCTCTTGCATATTGTTCTAATTCATGACTTAAGAATAGCTTTTCTCCGCTTTCATAGAAGTGTTTAGCCTCTGCCCATATCTGATCTACAGCCTCATTTGTAAGTATTTCCCAAGCTTTCTGTTTTATCTCATTTACTTCTACAATCCAAAATCTTCGGTTGCCTGTTTTATCTCTTAGGAAGCTTTTATTGTTAGTAGTTCCAACGATGATACATTGTCTAGGAATTTCTGAAACTCTCCTATCGTATGCCATCCTGTAATTATCTTTTCTCTTAGATAAATAGCTTTTGATTTGTTCAACCTCTGCTTTTTTAAACGATGCCATTTCTGACATCTCAAGGATCCATACTCCTTGAAGTTGGTCAAAACTATCTTTACCTGATAGGCTAATTGCACTATCTGAAAACCAGTTTTTTCCTAGCCTATCAAACAGAGTGCTTTTACCTATTCCACTTTTTCCTACTAGAGTTAGCATAAAATCAAATTTGCAACCTGGTTCATATATCCTTGCAACTGCTGCAGTTAATGTTTTTCTAGTTACAGCTCTTGTATAAGGATTATCCTCTGCACCAAACAAATCTATCAGTAATGAGTCAATTCTAGGCTCACCATCCCATTTAATGCCGTCCAGGTATTCTCTTATAGGGTGATAGCTATTGTTGTCTGCAACCACATCAACGGCCCTTTTTAGGTTATTTTCAGAGAATGCAACCCTATATTTTTTTTCTAGATAAAGTAGCAGCTGCGAGTCATCTGCATCTCTCCAAAGCTTGTTTCTTTTGTTAAGTTTCTTCCAAGGTAAATCCTTTATAGATTCCGGACTATGTGCTAGTAAGTTATAAGCAATAGTCCCTTTTAGGTTTTCATCATTTTCTATAAGGATTACGGCGTTTTGGCGTGTGTTTAAAATTCCTTTATTTTTATCCATATCAAGTTTTGATACCCAGTCTAAATCTTCATCATCAACCACTGAGTCATCAAACTTGTCTAGCATTGATTTAACTGTTTCTTTTTTAGTTTCTTCATCTTTTTCAATTAGATCCATCATTGCTTTAAATGAAGGCTGCCTATTAGAAGGTGTGCCTTCTTTGGCATCTTCATCTAATTCCCCAAATAGGTGTATCCTCACTAAATCAAAGGCATTATTTAAACTACCGGTAGCAGGGTCACTCCCATGAAAGCTATATGCGTATATGTCATCATAGGCAACAAGTCCTGCACTTGTAGTACCTTTAACATAGTCATATCTACCATTTATTCTTGAAGGTGTGTAGATATCAGGTAGGTATTTTTCAATAGCCTCACTGATAGAGTAAGTTCTACAAAAGGCTCCTATTAAGCCCTCTTTTTCTCTAGGATCACTTTGTTTTTTCTGTTCTTTTTTATGTAATTCAAGCACTCTGCTTGATGTTGGCCAATAACTTACATCTTGCCAATCTGTATAGGTGGCTAAAACTTCATCAGCATCTAGCCACTCTCCTTCTTGTCTTTTATAGACAAATTCAGCATTTGAGGAAGTACTTGGCCAATACATTAATCTACTTGCTTGATATGTAGTATCATCAAAGAAATCAATACCTATATATGTAGCAACCTTTCTTCCTATTGCCTCATATTCATCTGAAGTAACATCTCTTGATAAAGGCACTACTAACCTTAATCTAGGACTGTTAGGCTTATGTTTATGCGTTGAGTATATACAACACTCAAAATCATTTAACATTGTTAAATCTTCCCAAAAAGTAGGTTTAGCAAAGTCTGCATCAAGTGTTAACACGCTTCTGCAGATAACACTATCAGCTCTTCTCTTACCTTCTTTTAAATGTCCTCCCACAAAGCCTCCAATATCCTTTATATTGTCTTGTTTAGCTTTAGGAGCCTTAATGTATTCTTGGTATGTTTCTGCTGTTCTGTGTGTTTCAGAAAGCTTTTTACAAAGGTCATCCCAAGAAACTTCAACATTTTTAAAGACTTTTTGAAATCTATTTCTTCCAGTTGCTATTTTTAAATTTCTCATGGTATGTCCTTTCTAATCTTTTGTGTAATAGTCTGAAGTAAATCCTTCAGCTGTTAGGTATAGCCCAGGAGCCCAGTCAATAGGTTCTCCCATAAAATCTTTTATTATTTCTAAATGCATTTCTTTATCTTCTTTTAGCACTTCCACCACAACTTCATCATGAACGTGGAACGCTATTCTGTAGTTATTGTGATCTAGTTTATGTAGAGATTCACATAAACAGTCTCTAGCAATAGCTTGCACAATATTTTCTACTAATTTACCTCCATATGTTCTATTAGTGGTATATGCTACTCTTCCAGACTCCTTACCTAAATATTCTATTTGATAGCCATACCTATCTTCTTTAAGTCTTGGTTTTAAGTAGGCTAGTTCTCTGCCACTTGGTAGTTTAATAAAGAAGTATGTATCATCTCTTCTAAACTCCAGTAAGTCTTTGTAGCGATTTACATTGTAGTTTTCTACGGTATCTGTCGCTAAATCGTTTATAATACTCCATAATCTAACAATTTTCTTATTTGCTTTTCTCCAACTTTTAACAAGTCCTGGAAGCTCCTCTTCTTCTATTCCCATGTTTAGAGCTCCCATTGCTTTAAGAGCTGCCACAGAGCCACCATAACCTAATGCTAGAACTGATATCTTACCTTTTTGTCTTAAAGGTTTATCTATTTCTTCTAGTGGTATGTTAAACATGTTAGAAGCAGTTTGCCTGTAAATGTCTCCATTGTTAGCAAATACATCCATTACCCACTTTTCATCTGCTAGCCAAGCAATGATCCTTGCTTCTATAGAGCTATAATCTGCAACTGCATATGCATAATCATTGCCATAGCCTGTTGTAGGTACAAAGCATGTTCTAATAAGCTGTGAAAATATACTAGATGGGCTATCATAAAGCATTTCTAGTGTTTTAAAGTCTTTGTTTTTAACTAATATTCTTAATGCATCTATTTCTTTTAAATAGATCCTTGATAGGTTTTGTACTTGTACTAGCCTACCTGCAAATCTACCTGTTCTATTAGCTCCATAGAACTGCAGTGTGCCCCTAATTCTTCCATCATTACATGTTGCATCATGTAACATTTGATACTTCTTAACGGAGGCTTTACCGGTCTCTAAACGATTTTCTATAACTGTTCTAATATGAGGTTTTAAGTCCTCATCTTCTAATACGCTTTCAAGTGTTGCCTTTCTAATGTTGTCTATCTTAAGACCTTGACCTTGTAGCCACTCCAGCAATTGGTCTCTAGAGTTAACATTATCTAGACCTGCTATATTAGCTGATTCTTCTAATAAATCACTGGCGTGTTTCTCATAGTATTTAAGGATCACATCAACAAGTTGAAGGTCTACACCTATTCCAAAGTCATTAATCTTTTGGTCTAGATGGTAAAGTGCTTTTTCTTTATCTGATATAGGATAGTCTTCCAGGTATTTCGCAATAGCTTTTTCTGTTATGACATCCTGGATACAATACTTTTTAAATAGATACCATTTATCTAAATCGTGATGCGGCCTGTTCCTAGTCCTATTTCCATTAGTCCTTGTAGGCTTACAAGGCTTTGAGAAGTAATTTATGAGATGCACTCCTGCAGTGTCTTTTTGCTCTTCTAGATTTAAAGTTTCTGCAACATCTGCCAATCTTCCAGGTAGTCCAAGCATTGCGGAGTGTATCATGGTACACCACCACTGTTTTGGATCTAGATAGGTATCAAAGTATTTAGTCATACAAACTCTTTCAAATTGAGCATTGTATGCTTTTTTAAGTACCTTTTCATCAGTTAGTGCCTTTATGAATTCTTTAGGTACTTCATCACCCTGTTCTACATCAATAAGCTTTACTTCCTCATCATCAAATGAGTAGGCTATTAATAATATGGTGAAGTTAGGAGTATCACAGTATTTGTATACCCCTAAATTAATATCAATATCAGAAAATGTTTCTATATCTATACTGAGTGTTCTCATAAGGCATTACCTTAATCGAACAAATCGTCATCTTCATCATCTTCAATTTCAATTCCTTCAAATGCTTCATCTACTGAAATCGTTGAAGCTAAAGGTTCTCCATCTTTTGTTTTCATGAAGATGTTTAATCCTGCTGCAACACCTTTATTACCTGCAGCATCGAATGGATAGAATGTTACACATACATACCCATAGCAGCCGCTATACACTTCTTCTCTATCTAAGATAGGCTGTTTTTTTCTATCTACAATTTGAGGTTTTCTATTTGCTGAAGCATTGAAGAACATTGAGTTTTCATATGCCACATCCTCTCTATCTTCATCACCATCTCTTAAAGGAAGTTTTAAGTTTTTAGGCTTTTTGCCACCCCATTTTGTAGTTATTCCCTCTTCGATTGCTGCTTCTACAGCATCGTTTACTAAGGTTAAAGCTTTTTTGTTTTTCTTGTCTATAATGAAACTACCACTATATTTTTCATTATCGCTATCTCCAATTGCTGCCGGCTCCCATAAATGTTCGTATGATAAACGAACAGGACCTACCGTTATTGTTCTTTCTTTTGACATGTTTTTTATTCCTCCTCAATTTCCATGTTTTTTAATAAAATTTCATCTGGTATAAACTCATTCCTTCTATCACTGTTAGGAACAAGTGTTGGTGCACCTTGTGGTTTAATAACAAGGTCTTTTAGTAATTCGTTGAAGCTTTTCTTTCCTACTATTTTTTCCATCTTGGTTATTCCATATAACCTTTTTTCAAATAGTAGTGCCTCCTCGTAGCCATTATCAATTAGTGTCTTGGCTACTTCATCTTCATTTTTATATTTGCGTACACTTCTACCTTCTACGATTTTATGTCCAGGTATTGTTGTACCGGTTAAGGCTAAGTTGAGCGCATGATCCTTGAAGTTTTTAATCCAATTTTCTAGAGTGCTTAATCTAGTTAGGATGTCTCCTATTTCATCAATAGATAAGGTATCTATATCAGAGTCATCCATGATATCTAAGCTCATTTCTGCTAGAGCTCTACACTCTCCTGAAGCTTTACAGAATCGACAATGTTCTCCAGGTACTGCTTCACCTTCTCCGTTCCAAGCTTTTAATGCGATAGGCTTAATATCTTCGCCCCAAATAATTAATCCTTCTTTGGTTGATATTTCTTCAGATATATGGTCAAGTCTAGGTTGAACAATTTGCATTGATACTTTTTCAAATTCATATAAATCATCAAAAGCACTAATTGCTCCAAGTCCATATAGCCTTAACTGTGGATTATTTTCTGCATCTACTCTTAAGCCTTTACCATACTTAAGGTCAATAACATAAATAGTCTCATCAGCTAGAATAGTTACATCTCCAGTTCCAAATCCTTCTGGAACATATTTAGAGAAGTCTAGCCTTGTCTCTAAGAAGACATTTACTGACTTGCAAGTTAGCCTTAAACCATCTACTAACTCAGTTACATGAGTTATATATGGATCTAGCTCTACAGCCATTTCCCTTTCATCTTTCTTAGGTTTATATGGCTTATTGGCCAAGTACCCATTAAGTATTTTTTCTGCTAGCTCATGGGCTTTTGTTCCTTCTTCTGCATAGACTGAAGTAGTATCAGGGTACTTCTCTTCAAGTGTTGGAGATAAGGTACAAGCTAACCACCTATGAGCGTCGCTGGCACTTAGTAGTGCGTGTTTTCTCTCTGCGTGACTCATAATCCCTTAATCTCTTCAAGCACTGCAGAAAGGTTTTCATTATCTATTTGGCTAAGCTTTCCTGCGCCATAGCGTTTAAATATCGGCGATATTTCTTTGCCTGCAGCTCTTTTCTCTGCACCTAATTTTTTTATTTGAGTTCTTATAAGCTCGAAGTCAACTCTTTCATTTTCCTTAGGCGCTTCAACTTTAGGTTTTTCGACCTTTTTTGATTCTTTGACTTTCTCTTGTATCTTGTCCATCTCTTCGATGGCTTCTAATGTTTCTTTAGAAGGAGCGTAAACTTCTAAAGGCTGTAGCATTGATATTAGATTAGCTAGGCTTTGACCTGCTTCTATTGTTACTGTTACTTTAATCTCCATCTTCTTCCTCCTTGTAATCTATTGCATCCCATTCATCACTGCCGCAGTTTGGGCAGAGTGGAACCTTTGGGTCACTTGGTCTTCCTCCTACGCCTACATAGTCTCCATAGGCTATATAGTAAGGTTCATCGAAGATGTGCCCGCATCCAAAACAAATGTTTTTATTCATAAATCGTTACCCCCGTATTAACTCTGTGGTGTTCCTCACTCCACATCAGCAATCCGCCGATGCAGAGTAAGAAACTAAGTATAGTTATGCACATTCCCCAAATAATTATTTTTATAGATTTTCTTAGTTTACGTTTCATATTGCTATTGCCCACCTTTATTTTTTTCATAATTTAATTCTTCTAATTGCTCCTCAGTAATGCAGTTAAGAAATACTTGCAGTTTGTAAAATTTATGAGGAGCTTCATATACCGCGTACATTTCTTCCTGTGTCGCTAAAATTTTTTCCATGTTTTACTTCTCCTTTATAATTTGATAAGATAGAAGTAGCTTGTGATAGCTACTAAAACGCGTTTACTTACCAGGTCTATGCGTTTTTTTAATTGCTTTTAAATTGCTGATGTCTTTATTTAATTCTCCTTTCTAACTAATTCTTATGTTTACGCAAGTTCATCTGTAAAAAAAATGGTATCTACATCATCATTGCTTAAATTAAGTATTTTTTTAATGATTTGGATTTCTTTCCTATAAAAGTCTGATGCTCCATTTTTCTTCCTATAGAGCGTTGCAACATTTATATTTAAGCATTTAGCCAGACTTTCATTAGTGAATCCATGTTCTACCATTTTTGCATCTAATAATCTTTTTTGCATTGCCTCATCTCCTTTCTTGCGTTTATGTAATTTTATAATACACTTAATTATTTTTAGTGTCAATACTTAAACGCAAGTTTTTTTTATTTATTTGTTTTTTGTCGTTGCAAAAACTGTGCAAATCTCGCAAAAATAATCCTATCCTTATTATATTAGGCACGAGAAAAGGAGCCTTTAAGCTCCTTGACCCTACCGCTACTCGGCCATTCTTCTTCACGTGAATGTGCCAACTACCACAACTACTAGTTGCCTGTTGGTATTGTTAGTATACCACTTGAATATATTTCAAGTCAATAAAAAAAGATGACACTCGGTACGTATTTAAATTGATGTATAGTATAAGTGTAAAATAAACAAATATTTTAATAAGCATATTGTTTTCTTTCATATAAAATCCTTCTTTTCGTAAAAGTGCATCTTACAGGTGCATTTTTGCGTTTTAGGAAGTAGAAAGGGAAATTATGAAGTGTAAGAAGTGTTACAGAGAAATGAAAAGAGTACAAGATGGTGATAGTAATAACTTTTATTTTAAGTGTTCTAACTGCGGAAATGAATTAGGAAGAATAGAAGTAAAAGAAGTTATAGAAACATTAAATGAAGAGGTAAAAGAAAATGATGTTAAAACTGAATGACTACACAATAATTAATACAAATGAAATATCGCTATTAAATTTAAACTCAAATTATGTATATTTAAACGGCGACACGTTGAAAGTTACAGATGATGAAATGAAATTCATATTAAACAACATTGAAGTAACAGAACCTAAAATTGAAAAGGTGGTGAAGAAAAATGTCAAAGCAACCACAAGAAAAACCGCGAAAGCTAAGGACACCGTATAAATTTAAAAGTGCTATTGATTTGCAAGAAAAAATAGATGAGTATTTTGGATACTGCGAAGAATATAATCAAGTGCCTAACATTATGGGAATGGCAGTATATTTAAATGTTTCAAGTGAAACCTTGCTAAACTACGAGAAAAATAAAAGTGGTAAAAGACCTACTTATGCAAGAATTGTAAAAGAGGCTAAAGAGAAGATTGTTAGTTATAAGGTACAGAAACTTTATAACAGTAGAAACGCAACAGGTGTAATATTTGATTTAAAAGTTAATCATGGGTGGCAGGACAAACAAGTAATTGAACAAGACTTAACAGTTAAAGGAATTGAGGATTTATTAAGAACAAAAAGGGATATAGAAGTATGAGTTTAATGCGTTTAGATGAGTACATACAGACTTATAATAAAATTACAGATAAAAAAGGTAATTTAATAAAGTTTAAATTTAACAAACAACAACAAGCAATTTATGATGTGATACGTAAAGACAAAGAAAACGGAAAGCCAAGTAGAATTATTATTCTAAAAGGTAGGCAGTTTGGTGTATCAACATTCACGGATTGCTTTTTAGTTTCAAGGATTATGACAAGATTCAACACAAACGCAATGATAGTGGCTCACGATTCACAAAGTACTGCTAACTTATACGGTATTTGCAAAAGAGCATATCAGAATTTACCACAAGAGTTAAAACCAATGACTAAATACGATTCAATGAACCAACTTGTATTTGATAATCCTGATAGTACAGGACCTAAAGGACTTAATAGTAGTTTAAGAGTTGCAACTGCAGGAGCAGAAGATATCGGTCGTTCTTTAACAATTCATTATCTACACATGAGTGAGTTTGCGTTTTGGAAGAAACAAGCAGAACAGTACTTAGGATTAATTCAAACAGTACCTTACGATGTCAATACACTGGTTGTGATTGAAAGTACTGCAAATGGTTATGATGAATTTAAAAAGATATGGGACAAGGCAGTAGCAGGAGAGAATGACTTTACGCCTTTATTCTTTAGTTGGCTAGATTTTGAAGAGTATCAAATGCCTTATACATGGTTTAAATTAACACAAGAAGAAAAAGAGTTCATGACAACTCACAAGTGTACATTAGAGCAGATAACCTGGAGAAGATACGCAATTGAAACCTTAGCAGGTGGAGATATAGACAAATTCAATCAAGAGTACCCAACAACTCCACAAGATGCATTTATAAGTAGTGGTGGTAGACCATACTTTGATACACAGTTGATAAGTAAACACTTAAACAAATGCATGAAAGGGAAAAAAGGCTACATCTTAAACGGAAAAATTATTGAGGACAATTCAAGTGATATAACATTCTATCAAGAAGTACAAGAGGGAGTTCCTTATGTATTAGGTGGAGATGCTGCAGGAGATGGTAGCGACTACAATGTTGCATGGGTAATTAACAATATAACTGATGAGATAGTGTGCAAGTATAGAACGTTAGATGATGAAAGTATATTCACTGAAACAATTAATGAATTGGGAAGATATTACAACAATGCATTAGTAGGATTAGAGGTGAATTTTAGTACATACCCAACTAAGACACTTGATGAAAAATATCACTACCCTAATTTATATGTGAGAGAACGTTTTGACACATATCAAGAGAAATATGTAAAAGCATTTGGATTTAACACTACAAGAAGAACAAGACCTTTAATTCTAGCTAACTTAAAAGATTATGTTAATAACGACATAACAAAATTAGCAGATGAGGACTTATTAAATGAAATGATGGTATTCCATAAAGATGAAAAAGGAAAGCCACAAGCGTTAGATGGTTATCATGATGACTGTATCATGGCTCTAGCGATAACTTATTGGATTAGAGACCAACAGACAAGAATTAAACAAGAACCAATAGAAATAGAAGAAAGACCAAGCTATTCATACGATAGCTTTTTAAGTTATGGGGGTTAAAAGATGGAAATTATTTTAATTGTAGTTATTAGTTTAGGTTTAGCAATATTAAGCTATTACTTAGGCTATAAACAAGGAGAAAAGGAAAAGAAACCAACAGAGGAAGAAATTAAATTTATAAAAGAACTAACCAATCTTTTGACTTATGATGGCAAAGGAGACACAAGATGAAGATAAAAACCAAGCCAGAAGATATATTCAAAGAATATGAAAAAGGTAAAGACTTTAAAACTTCCATTGATTTATACGAGAACGTTGAGAAAAACCAACGTTTTTTTATAGGAGACCAATGGAAAGGTGTTAATGCACCTGGTTTAATGAAACCAGTATTTAACATGATAAAAAGAGTAGTTACTTTTTTTATAGCAATGATTGTAAGTGATGATATAGGAGTTAATTTAGAAAGTTTTTTTGAAGATGAAGAAAACGAGTTAACAACTAAGATAATCTCAAAAGAAATAGAAAAGATTATAGAAAAAACAAAATTAAAAGCAAAAATACGTACAAGCATTAAGAATTGTGCAGTAGATGGTGATACTGCAATGTATGTATCATTCAATCCAGATATTGAAACAGGGCAAGATGCACAAGGTGATTTAGAACTAGAGATTATAGACAACACTAACATTTACTTTGGTAATCCTTACTCAAGTGATATTCAAAAACAACCGTATTTGATAGTTAGCCAAAGGTTGTATTTAGACCAAGTAAAAGAATACGCAAAAGAAAACGGAGTTAGCGAAAGTGATATTGACAATATAATTGCAAACAATGAAAGTGAATCAAATTATTATGATGTACAGGAAGATGGGCTTGTAACAGTTTTAACTAAATTTTGGAAGGTAAAAAACACAATTGAAGTACCAAGCAAAATACAAGGCTACACACAAAAGAAAAACATAACAGAAGTGCATTACATAAAAGTTGTTAGAGATATAGTAATAAAAGAAGAAACAAACCTTGAATGTAGTTTATACCCAATTGCATACATGACATGGGAGCCACGCAAAAGGAGTTATCACGGACAATCGCCAATTACAGGACTTATACCAAATCAAATATATGTAAACAAATTATTTGCAATGAGTATGTTGTTTACACAAAATATGGGATTCCCAAAGATATTTTACGATTCACAACGTATAGCAGAGTATACAAATGATGTAGGAAGTGCAATTAAAGTACAAAATATGGATGCATTAGGAAGAGTTATGGATGGATTTAAGCCACCGGACTTTTCAAATCAAGTGTTAGCATTAATTGATAAAACAATTGACTATACAAGAGACATGATGGGAGCCTCGGATGCATCTTTAGGAAATGTTAAACCTAATAATACAAGTGCAATTATAGCCGTACAACAAAGCTCTAATATGCCTTTAGAATTACAAAGGCTAGCATATTTTGATTATGTAGAAGATATAGTGAGAATTATCATAGACCAGGTAGCAAGTAATTATGGAGTAAGAAAGTGTCAAGTACCTGGAGAAATAGCAGAGTTATATAACTTATATGAAACACAAATTGATGAAATTACAGGACAACCACTAGAAAGTAAATTGATAACAGTTGCAAACTTAGACTTTAGTCAATTAAAAAACATGAACATTGACTTAAACATTGATATCGGTGCTAGTACATTTTGGAGTGAAACTGCACAGATACAAACAATGGACAGTTTATTTAACAAAGGAATACTTAAGAATCCAGTACAGTATTTAGAAGGTATACCTGATAAGTACATAAAAAACAAATCAAAAATTATAGAAAACGTAAAAGCAGAAATACAAAAACAAGAAGAATTACAACAACAAATGTTAAACCAACAAATGGAACAAGAAAACCTAGTCACCTAATAGGGTGGCTTTTTTTATGTCCGGAATGACTAAAAACTAAATTTTAGCCAACCATAGCTAAAGGAGATAGAAATGACAGATGAAATGAATGTACAAACCAGTACAGAAGAAACAACAAACGAGTTAATTATTGAAGATATACCAATCGAAGATGAAATTCAAGACCAATCAACAGAAACAGAACAAAGCGACAACGGAGAACAAATCGACCAAGAAACAGAAAACAAACCAACAATAAAAGTTAAATATAACGGTGCAGAGCAAGAATTAAGCTATCAAGATGCAGCAACTTATGCTCAAAAAGGAATGAATTATGACAAATTAATGCACAAGTATGAAACTTTAAAAAACAGTCCTGAAAGGCAAATATTTGAAAGACAGGCACAAAGCTTAGGAATGAACGTAAAAGAATATGCTCAATACTTAGATAACTTTCAAGTAAAATCGCTAGAAAACAAAGCATTACAACAATTACAACAAGCATACCCAAATGAAAATGCAGAAGTATTGCAACAATTAGCAAAATTACAAGTACAAGATTATCTAAGACAAAAACAAGCACAAGAATATCAAAAGGAACAAGAGAGATTACAAAGAGAAGAGGACCTTTTCACAAATCAAGTGGAAAGGTTTTTAAATGCATACCCAAATGTAGATGCACACAACCTACCACAAGAAGTGTTGGAGTACATGTTACAAGGGGAAGAATTATTAAGTGCTTACAGGGCTTATGAAAACGACTTACTAAGAAACAAACTTACTGCAGTAGAAACAAACGAGAAAAACAGACAAAAGGCAGTAGGTGGATTAGCAAATGATAATGCAGGAGAAACAGAAAACGACCCATTCTTACAGGGTTTATTTGGAAAATAAAGGAGAATAAATTATGGCAGTAAATTTAGCAACAAAATATGAAAAGCAACTTGCAACGGTACAAACTCTAGGAAGTTTAATTGCAGGTAGAACAAACACACAATACAATTGGGACGGTACACGAGCAATAAATGTACTAACACCAACAACACAAGCATTAAGTGATTATAGACGTAGCGGTTCTAATAGATACGGAACACCGGCAGAACTACAAGATACTAAACAAACATTAACACTAACAAAAGATAAAGCATTTAGTATCACAGTTGACAAAGGAAATAATAGTGACCAACAACACGCAAAACAACGTGGGGTAGTTGTAAAAGCACAAATCGAGGAACAAGTAGTACCATACTGGGACACGAACGCATTTACAGTATGGGGAGCAAGTACAAACACATGTACTGCAGTTGCAACACTTGATGAAGATAATGTAATGGACATTATTATTGAGGCACGTAAAAAATTAGTAGACCAAAAATTCCCGGTAAACATTCAAGACTGTACGGCATACGTAACAACTGATATGTATGCTTTTTTATTGCAAAATCCGTTGTTTATGGGAATTGAAACACTAGCAAAAAACATGATTACAAAAGGAGTAGTAGGAAAATCACAAGGATTCTTAATTAAAGAAGTGCCAAGTGGCTACTTTGGAACAGGTATTCATGCAATCTTTACACATAGAAAAGCGGTAATAGCAGTAAATAAATTAAAAGAATTACACATGCATACAAATCCTCCAGGTATTAACGGAGATTTAATCGAAGGTAGATATTATGGAGATGCATTTATTCTAACTGCATACGACAAAGGAGTAGTAGTATCTAAGAACGCATAAAATAAAAGAGAGGACTTATAATCCTCTCTATTTTTAAAAAGGAGACATTATGAACGTAGATAAATTATATAAAATAACAAAATCAATAATGTTTGAAAAGGCAACTTCTAAAGATTATGACAATTACTATATTGAAAACATAAACCTTGTACTTGCGGAAAATTTTGAGTTAAACAACAACTTAAGAGAATATAAAGGACTAGAACCATTAGAAACAATACCTAATGTTACACAGAAAGAGGATTTAATCCCTTATGAATATGAAGTGAATTACACGGTATTGCCTTATCATTTAGCATCTAGATTCTTTATTGATGATGACTTGGCAAAGTTTAATATATTCAATACAGATTATTTAAATGCACGTAACAACTTAATGAAGTTTAAAGAAGTGCAAGTAAGAGATGTATATGTCAATTAGGCATCAAAAATATAAACCGCAAGAATATAAAACTTATGAAGTAAACAATCCAGGTAATGGTGGATTAAATTTAGAAGACTTGCCTTTTAATCTTCTAACAGTTCAATCTCCTAAAATGTTAAATATGATGGTTAGGAATGGAACATTCTCAAAACGATATGGACAAAGCACGATTAAGGAGTTAACAGACCCAATAATCACAATAGGTTACTTTATGGGGAAAATGATAATCCATTCCTCAACCAAGCTTTATAGTTACGATATAGAAAACGACACACTAACAGAATTGTTTAGTGGATTAACCACAAATAAAGGTATATTCATTAATTTTAATAAAAGGATTTATTACCTAAACGGCAAATATTATGAGTATGATAATTCAACAGTTCAAGAAGTAGTACCATTTGAGCCTGATTTATGTATAAATCGTAAGCCAGATGGAACATATAGCGACTTAACAGAGAATTACAACCGTTTAGGAAGTGGTTGGAAGAATACCTTTAATGGAGATGGAACAAGCACGGTATACGTTTTGACAGATAAAGGATTAGACAGTACACCAGTTAAAGCATTAGTAGGAACACAAGAAAAAACAGAAGGTACTGATTTTACAGTTGATAGAGAAAACGGAAGAGTAACATTTAACACTGCACCACCAACAGGACAGAACAACGTAGTAATAACTGCATATAAAACAACACAACAATATATAGACAGTATTTTAAACTGTAAATATCACGTTGCGTTTGGTGGAGAAAACAACTCAAGATTATTCTTAGCAGGAAGTGGAAACGCAGTTTATTACTATAGTGATGTATTTGATGCAACATACTTCCCAGAAAATAACTATGGAACATTAGGCAATGGTGAGTATGATATTACAGGCTTTGGTGAACAATACAATGTTTTAGTTGTATTTAAAGAAAATGAAATGTATTCAATCTCATACTATTATGATGCAGATAATATGGCTAGGTTTGATAGTAGAGTAATAAATGCATATATGGGTTGTGATATACCAGGAAGTATACAGTTAGTAGATAATAAGCTAACATGGGCTCACACAAGGTTTGGAGTGCTAGTGTTACAAAGTACTGTAATTGAAGATGAAAGAAATGTTAATGTTATCTCACGTAATATCAATGGTGGAAGAAGAGCACCAGGACTATTGGCAGAGCAAAACTTAAGGAACGCAATATCAGTTGTTTTTCAAGGAAAGTACTTTTTAATTGTAAATAACAATGCTTACGTATGGGATTACTTAGGGACACCTTATGTAGGTAATAAGGACCCTGATAGAGATGCAATGGTATTAGCATGGTTTAAATGGGACAACATGAATTGTAGTAATTTTATACACGATGAATTAACACTGTATTACTCAAGAGATAATAAGATATGTAAATTAGATGAAACGTATAACGATTTTGGCAATGCAATAAATTCATATTATCAAACACCATTCTTTCAATTTACAGGGAGTGAATGGCTAAAAACGATTAAGAAGATGTATGTGTTAGTTAGAGGTGATACACCTTCTAAAATCAAAATTAAATATATAACAGAAGAAAACCCACAAGGAGAAGATGAAGTTGATGATATAAATATATATCAAAAATTATGGAATAATTTTAAATGGAATACATTTGGGTGGACTTTTGTTGAGTTTGGAAATACATTTGCAAGAAATTGCTCAATAAAAAAAGTACAAATGTTTAGTGTACTATTTGAAAATAACGAAGTTGATAGAGACATGAGTATTGCAAATTTAAAATTTTTATATACACCAGTAAAGAGAATAAAGTAAAGGAGATATAGCTTATGATAAAAAACCTTATAACAAATTACAATTTAATTAGTTAAGGAGGTGATTAAAGGTATCTCCCAGTTACAGGGTTAAGTAATTAGAAAGGAGTGTAAAATGCAAAAATTTAGTTTTACACCAGAAGATGGTTTAAGAAACTCAATGGACTTTCCGGACCCGCACAGTGAAGATGATACACGAGAGCAGCTTCAAAGACCACACGACCAAACGAAACAATTTATAAATAATATGATTGATATTTTAGCAAGTGATACAGGTGCTAGTGAAATAGGAAATTCAAGTCTAGGCGATATACCTAGTGGAACAGTGCAAAGTCAATTACAAGCACTTAATAACACTAAAATAAAATCAAGTAATATAAAAGCATTTAGAAAAACAGATGACAATATTGAGTATTCACTAGATGGAACAAATTATCAAAACATACCATCAAGTGGACATCAAATATTAAACGGCTTAGGCAATACAATGCCACAAAGAAGTGGACTGAAATTTGTTGATGTTCAAGTAACAGATACACCAGGAGCAACTGTAATACAAGGAATAGTAGGAGCACCTGGAAAAGATGGAGTAGGATTTACTGTAAAAGGGACTTATGACACATATCAAGATTTAACAACTGCACATCCAACTGGAATATTAGGAGACATTTATTTAGTAGGAACAACTGAAAAATATATGTATGGTTGGACTGAGAATAACCAATGGACTAATTTAGGAAAAATGGAAGGTGCAAAAGGAGATACAGGAGAAGGTATGCCTACAGGTGGTACAACTGGACAAGTACCATCTAAAGCAAGCAGTCAAGATTATGATTTTACATGGAAAGATGTATACTCACAAACAGAAGTTGATACTGCATTACAAGGAAAAGTAAACACATCAACATATACGACTGATATAGGAAATATAAACACTGCACTTGGAACAAAAGCAAACGTAAGTGTTACAAATGGACACGATACAAGAATAACTGCATTAGAGGGTAAAATTAACTCAAGTATTGATACATATACATTATTAGCAAGCGGTTGGAATAATAACATTTATGAATTAACAGTTACAGGTGTTACAACTACAAGTAATCAAGAAATACTACCATTAAAATTAACAAGACCAACACCAACACAAGCAGAACTAGATAATAATCAAGCATTAATGAGTGCAAATTTACAAGATGCAGGACAAAGTGCAAATACGATATATATTTATGCAGAAACAGTACCGACAACAGATATTCAAGTAAGAATAATAAAAAGGGGTGTAAAATAATGGCTAATATATTTAGACTTGGAGGAACAGGTAAAAAAACTACAAGCATATTTGATTATAAAAACTTAAATGCTAATGATGATTTTGAAAAAGAGTTTTTATCATTTGTTAGGTTTGTTTCTCTTGTTGGAAAAACAACACAATCTTATACAAACTCGAACATGACTATTGGTGATATTACAATATTTCATCAGTCAAGTTGGAATGTTAATAGTGGCAATCCTTATGTAAGATTAGAACAAGCAGAAACTATTATTATTAATGATATTGTGAATAGAGGGGAAATTGAAACCTTTCAAATATATGAATATCCAACACAATTTAAAATATTTTTTGAAGGATATGCAGAGTGGACTGTAGATAAAACTACTGGTGTTGATTACTCTAAATTTAAATGGTGGGGCAATGGGTATGAAAGACCTAGTGGATATGATATTAGAGCAGTAAACTTTGCGGGGGAGGGGTAATTGATTACCTCATAAAATCAATAAAAAACATCTTCTTTAAAGGAGGTGTTTTCTAATGGCAAACATTATGAGATTAGGTGGAGGTGTTAGTAAAATTCAATACTTTACACAAAACGGAGATTTTAATATTACAAAAGTAATTGATGTTAGAGGAGTTAAAAAGATAATAGAAAAATTTACTAACTCTTCATTTTATGGAGGTACTCAATATGCTTCATTTAAAAGTTATGGGAGCAACGATGGTTCATCATGGACTTTAATTAGTGAAAAGACAGTCGATTTATTTGAAAAAGAATTTGTAAATAATTATAAATATTACAAAATAGAAGTGAAAGGAGACGTTCGAAACGGTTCTGGAATGATTGTAATATTTAGCGGAAAAGCAGAAAAAATAACATAAAGGTAGGTGATAGTTATCACACATATAAAAAGATTGTTTCACAGAGAAGATAACATTTATATAATTTCACCTTATGGGTGGAGAACAAGAAACGGAAAAAGAGAATTTCACAGAGGTGTTGATTACAACACAAAAGGAAGAAAATTAGCACAATACGGACTAGAAAAAGGTAAAGTTATAAGACAAGGTAAAGATGGTACAGGTGCTTTATTTGTAGAGGTTGAATACCCTAAACTAGGATATATAGGACAGTATTATCACCTTGATAGCATTAATACCTATCTAGGACAAGAAGTTACAAATGAAACGATTATAGGCTATACAGGGACTACTGGAATTAGCACAGGAATACACTTACATTTTGGTTGGTACCCTATTAAAGACAAAAATGTTAGTTATTATAATCGTAAATGGAGTGATTTTGAAAGCTTTAAATTTAAAGAAAGTGAGGATAAGATATTGAAAAAAGGATATTTTATTACGCAATACAAAGACACTGATGTTCATGTATATGTTCAAGAGCATAATGATATGAAACTAGGTGTAATAAGTGCAGGTGATACGACACATTCATTAAATAAGATTAACTTAATTGATGATGACCGAATACATTATGCGAAAATGAATGCAGGCTTTTTTGAAACAAAAAACAAAGCAGAATATGGATTACATTACGGAGTTGAAATATCACCACAATTACAAATGGCACAAAAAACAGATGGGCTATATGTAGTGTATCAACTTAAGGGAGATAAGGAACTAAAGATTGAAAGAGCAGATAATTTTTACTTAAGTGAAAAAGAAGTTGACTTTGCAATCAGTCCTTATTCAATTAATATGCATGAAGGTAAAGACACATTATTAATTTCAAAAAACTTAGGCAACAAAGAAGAAATAGCAACACAACAAAGCTTACTGGTTCAATTAGAAGATAACACAGTGGCTTTTTTAGTTTTCACATCAAGAGTATACCCAAGAAACGCAGTTACATTTGCTAAAGAGCTATTTAGTAATGTAAAGCATATATCAATGTATGACAGTGGTGGAAGTAGTCAGTTAATTGTAAAAGGTGACAAGAAATTTTACACAGACAGAGCAATCGCAAATGTACTTACAATTTATCGTGATAACTTAACAACTAAACCAGAGATTTTAAAACCTAAAGAAGATACAGAACCAATAATTTATGAAGATGAAGAAATTATAGAAGAACCACCAATTATTGAAGAACCTAAAAAGAAGTTACAAATCAACTTTAAGATAAGGTTTGATAATCCAGTGTTTATAATTCAAATGATTTTATCAATTGTTATTCCAATCTTGGCTTATTTAGGCTTAGAGCCATCAGACATTGATACGTGGAACAAATTAAAAGAAGTGGCAATGCAGATTATATCTAATCCTTATATAGTGGTGATGATAATAGTGGGAATACTAAACGCAATTAATGACCCAACAGTAGCAGGTTTAAGTGATTCTAAAAGAGCAATGGGGTATAAAGAACCAAGTAAAAACGCAAACAGTGAGGACAAGTAAATGGATATAATGAATCCATTAACATTCAACATAATAACGTTAATCATATCTGTATTAACGTTTTATTTAACCTCGAAAAAAGCAACAGAAGATAACATCATACGACTTAACCAAGTAGAAAAAAATGTGCTTGCAGAGATAAACACAGTACAAGTAGAAACTGCAAGTATTAAATCAACAGTAGAGCACACGGTAAGTGATTTTGAAAGAATAGAAGACTTGGTAAGAGAGAACACAGAAAAAATACAAGAAGTAAAAGAACGACAAGCAACAAATGAACAAAAACTAGAAGAACAAGCAAAAAGAATATCGGCATTAGAAAGTAGATTATTTTAAATGATAAAAAGACTAATTATAGGAGGTATTATTATGGCTTTTATATCAACCGGCCCGGTTACACAAAGAACAACATACAATCCAAATAAAGGTATTTCAAAGGGAGCTAAGTTAGCACAAGTAGGCGGAAGTGGTTATGTTACATACCCAAATAACACAACATTAACTTCACAAGTAGGCGGAAGTGGTTATGTTACATACCCAAGAGATGGTGGTTATTTAGATGGTGGCATGAGTGAGTATGAAATGTACTTACAACAACTTGAGGCAGAAAGACAAAAGAGAATAGATGCTATTAAAAACGCAATTAGAGCACAAGTTGAACAGATGGTAAACGATTATGAAGGACAAAGAGCTGAGATTAGACAAAACTATCAAGCACTTAAAAATCAAAGTGAATTAGAAAGATTTAAACAAGGGAAAATGCTACGTGAATCACTAGCGAATCGTGGTGCATTAGATAGTGGAGTAGGAAGACAAGAACAGTTAGCATTGCAGAACAACTATGGAAATGCACTAAATTTAATTAATATGGCAGAACAAAGAGATATGAACGAGTTAAACAGAGCAATTGCAAACGTACGTGCACAAGGAAGAATGCAAGAGGCACTAGCAGAGGCAGATGCAGTAGGCGACTTCTCAACTGCATTACAACAAGGCTATCAAAACTATGGTGACAGTGCTAATTACAGAGGTGCACTAGGTGGTATTAGAAAAGCAACAAAAGGCGGAAGTGCAGTAACAAGTTCAAGTGGTATTGGATTAGACAGGACAATGTCAACAATTAACAATGCATTGCTAAATAGCAGAACTGCATTGCAAAAACAAATCTCTGATATTTATTCAAGAAGATTAAACAAAGATGATTTAGAAAAATTAAACAGAGGTTTAACAAGATAAACAAAGGAGTAAAGCGATTATGAGTACAAAAAAACTAATGTCAACATACGATATAATCAAGTATGCAAGTGAAGAGGGTAAAAGAATATCAAAAATCAAAGATAAAAAAGAAAAAGAAAAAGCATATCAAAATGCATTAAATGAAATTGCAATAAAGGCACAAACATATACATACCCTAAAAAACAAGAGTATGAACCAATAAGTGAGCCTATTCAAGACCCTTACAATCCTTATAATCGTGACTTAGAAACATATCAAAGCCCTAGAGATTATAAGCCTAATGTAATGTTAGCAAGCAACAAACCTCAAAAAGAAGTTAATAATGTATTAGATACAGTAGGTTACGCAGGCGAACAATTAATGAGTGGTGCTATTAAAGGAGTTAATAGTATATTAGGAGGAGTGAGTAAAACATTAGCAAATCCTGGAAGTGCTATTGATACAGTCTTAGATATTCCTGAATATTTAAGTAATCAATTCCAAAAAGGTATTTATAAAACTATAGAAAACAACAACAAAGAGTTTTATGATACGATTGATAAAGAGAAGATTGACAAAGTTAATAACAAAGAAACAATCAACTTTTTAGAAAGAAACATTGATGGTTACAAAGGATTAAAGGATGGTTTAAACAATCATCCTTTTTCTAATGCATTAAATAACTTAGGTGATGCATACTTTGAGGATAATGATCTAATGCAAAGTCAATATAACCAAGCTAACTTAAACCCATTAGAAAAGTTTATAGGTGATGCAGCTTATGGAGTAGGGAATATGATACCTAGTATCACTATAGGAGCATTAACCGGTAATCCTGCTTTAGGAAAGGGAGTAATGGGATTAGGTGCTTATGGTGGTGGTATGAAACAAGCACTTGATGAAGGAGCAGACCTAGAAAAAGCATTTTTATATGGATTAGCAAATGCAGGAACAGAAATAGCAACTGAAAAACTA